CAAACCTTTGACAGTTTGCTTAACCTGTGGTAAAGGGTTACGGTGGGCTCATGGTGTTCCCCCGAGCCCTGAACGTCGTGAGAGGGTTTGAGTCCTCCCAGGCTCAGCAGGCAGCGCAAACGCCTCTGCCCTCTCACGTACGTGACTCCGGTGGGCTCATCGCCCTGTTAAACAAGCAGTTGCAAGTAAACAGCACTATGGCCAATTCCATGCAAGTGCCGGCGTTCGTGAACGCCCTCAAGACTTACACTCACACGATCAGTGCGTTCCAGTTGCGGGAATACCGCTACGACGCGCCCGTCCCCATACGGTCATTCCTCCAGATGCCATCCCGTGTGCTCCCATACTCGGGCGTGATGACTCGTACTCTCACAGACTTAATGTGCTATGACCGTGCCTACTGGCTAGTGACACGCCGGACATGGGACGGTTTCCCCAGCGAGATCAGGGTCATGCGAGTCGAGGACGTAACCGACACCCCCAGCTATTACGGTGGCAGCGTTCAGGATGACTCCGAACCCCCCGCAGATCCTTTCTATTATGAGGGCAGGCAAGTACCCACTAGTGATGTGATCAAGTTTTACGGCAGTGGCGAAGGCGGCGTACTCGCAAACGGGGCCACAGCCATTAACACAGCAGCAGCCCTCGAAGCCGCGACGATACTCTACAGCGAGACCCCCATCCCCACAGTTGCACTCAAGAACAGTGGCCCAGACTTACCAGCACACCAGGTTGATCTACTGCTAGACGCGTGGGAGGAAGCACGAGCAAACAGAGGAACCGCGTACCTATCTAACGCGATCGACGCACAAGTGATGGGATTCAGTGCTCGTGATGTGCAGCTCGTGGAAGGCAAGAACCTCGCCGCCACACAAATTGCGAGGATATTTAACCTCGACCCAATTTGGTGCGGGGCTGGGGTGCCTGGAAGTTCATTAACTTACAGTTCAAGAGTCGATCTATATAGACAATTGTTAGACACAGCGTTGCGTCCCGTGATGATGCTAGTGGAGCAGCGGCTATCCATGCCAGACGTAACCCCTCAAGGCCATACCATCAAGTTCGATACCACAGGGTTCCTACGGGCTAACCCGCTAGACACAGCAGACCTCATCACCAAACTGCTACCCACAGGGGTCATCACAGAAGATGAAGCCAAAATGATCCTAGACCTACCAACACTCGGCGTGTACAGCCAATCAAGGGAATGATATGAAGCAACTAAACACGGAATCTACAGTTATATTCCAAGAGCGCGAAGAGGGTGCCGACGGTGACGTTGTAGGCTCAGGTCACGGACTCGCCGTACCATACGGTACAGAAACCATGATTGGTGGGGTACGTGAATCGTTCGCCCCAGAGTCCTTTGACCTTGATAACGTGATCGGGAAACCCCTGGCTTACCGTCACGGCGAGCCAGTAGGCAAGATCACTGGTGCAGAGAACCGTGAAGACGGCCTATACATTGACTTCGACATCGTGGACACAGCGCAGGGCCGTGACGCTGCCGTACTTGCCCGCACAGGAACCATCAAAGGCCTGTCGGTGGGTTTTAACCCGATCAAGTCAGCCATGAATCGTGCTAAGGATGCGATCCAGCACACAGCAGTGAACCTGTTAGAGGTTTCGCTGACCCCATACCCCGCCTATTCCACAGCTGGAATTGGCGACTTTCGAGAAGAAGAAGAAGAAGGAGAAACAATGTCCGAGACAATCACCTCGACCGAGACTGTCTCGGTTGACTCCGAGGCACGTGAAGCGGTCGCTTCATTGCGTGAAGATATGAAAGGCATCGAGGCTCGTGCTTTCGCTGCCGAAGAAACACACGAACTGTCGAAGTACCGTTCACTCGGCGAGTACTCACAGGCAGTACTCAGCGGTGACCAAGAGTCCCGCGCCCTCGTAGACCAAATCACCACGAACAACCCAGGTGTCATGCCTCCGAATTGGATGCAGCAAGTCAAGAATATTGTGGATCTTGGCCGCCCAGGTATCACGGCGTTCGGTGTCGAGTCAGCAGGAAACAGCGGACTTGACTTCAACTGGCCTTTTTTCGATGGTGATCTCAGTGCCATTGTCGCAGCCCAAGGTACAGAAAAGTCGGAAGTTAACTCGGTTCGCATTGACCTGAAAAAGGGAACCGCTAGCCTACTCACTTACGGCGCAGGCTCCGACATTTCGTTCCAGTTGCTGCAACGATCCAGCCCAAGCTACCTCGATGCACATAACCGGATCATGCTCAACTCGTACGCACTCGTAACCGATAACGTGTTCGTTGACGCGATGCTTGCCGGATCAACCCCACAGAACTACAATTTCAGCACCGATACAGACGGCACGGCCTTCCGCGAAGGCGTATTCACGGGATCTGTCGCTGTGGAGACTGCTACTGGTAACCCAGCACAATTTGTGCTAGTTGCTTCCGATGTGTTTACCAAGATCGGTGGATGGACGACCTTCTTCCCACAGACCTACGGCACACAAAACGTGTCCGGTGTGGCCACGGCAGGAACACTCGGTGTGAGTGTGTCCGGTTTGCCAGTAATCCATGACCGTAACCTTGCCGCCGGAGCCATCCTAGTATCCAACAGCAGCGCCGCCTCGTGGATTGAAGTTTCCCCAGCCCTAGCGGCAGCGGATAACGTCAGCCAGCTCGGTCGGGACATCGCCGTGTACGGATTTGGAGCCGCAGCGACCTACACAGCCGCAGGCATCATCAGCCTTGAGGTTGTAGCCGCTGGCTTAAAGTCCGCAGTCAAGTAATCGAAAGGTACCCGATCAGATGGCATTGCTCACAGGCGCAGAACTGGCCGAGAATCTAGAGATAGCGTACGTCGCACCCGACGCTGCCGTCCTAGACGATGTTGCGCTTGCCGCCTCCGACTTGATCGGGTACCTGATTACTGCTGCCGCCGTTACTGCCGAGCCTGCCGCATGTAAACAGGCCACAATGAGCGTGGGCGTGGAGATATTCCAAGCTCGTACAGCAGCCGGCGGCGAATCGGTTAGTGTGGACTTCACCGCAGGCCCATATAGGTTATCCGTCTGGGTCACTAAGCGAGTGATGGCATTACTCACCCCCTACCTAGACATGAAAACACAGGTCGGATAATGGCCCTGACAACAGAGGCCCGAGCCATACTCATCACAGCATTCAGTGGCCTCGGATACCGGATCTACGACACAGTGCCCGGAACTCCGATCACCCCGAGCGTAGTTGTAATCCCCGACAGTCCCTGGATTCTAATGAGCAGGCTAGGCAGCACGCTTAATTACCGCTGCCGTTGGCGTGTACTGATCAACATCAACGCCCGAGTGAATGACACGGCCACGCTACAAACAGAAACAGCCGTGGACACGTTGCTTGCCGCAGTGCCTAACAACTTCAGTGTGGAGTCTGTATCAGCCCCACAGTTGTTGTCGTTAGGCGCACAAGGAACCGTCATAAGTACCGAAATAAATCTATCTATTGAAATGAAGGAGTAAGACAATGCCAGCAGCCGTTTCAGTCGCCGGAGCCGCCTTTACGGTGGACATTGGCGGCACACAATTCGAGTGTCAGATCGTTTCGGGCTCAATTGAGACGAATCCGACCGTTTTGCGTACGAAAACTTTGTCGTGCGTAGCCTATGATCAGGTTGATTTGATCTCATCCGTGAGCCTAGATTATCTTTACGATGAGAACAGTGGAATGTACGAAGCCCTCCAGACAGCGATTACAGCCGCTACACCAGTAGCAGTAACAATCACTTCAGCGGTCGGATCGTGGGTATCTACAGCCATGTACATCAACGGTTGTTCCGTCGCGTTCCCAGCTGATGGGATAGCAACAGGGACTGTCGGACTTGAAGGCGAAATCGTCTTCACTTAAACAACGAGAGCAAAGGGGAACACCACCACATGTATCCAAGACTAAAAATTGAATCTGATAACCACGAAACCATCGAGATCGAAACGTTACCCGTGGACTTCATGATGTACGAGGAACTACAAGGCAACAAGCCAGCCAGCGAGCAGGGTATGCGGCTCACAATCGCTTACTACTACTTGGAGGACAAAGAGCCTGGGAACCTGTCAACAGTGAAACTGTGGGCGAGGCGTAACAGGGTCAAGGTGGATATGGTGAGTGAATCCGCGGAACCTTTTACGGAGGGTCTCACGGAAGGCTAATGATTCAGATAGCGGTTGCGACCGGTTGGCCGTTAAGTGAGTGCAAGAAACTGACAGGCCGAGAGGTTGTCACGATCATGGAGGAGTTGAAATCTGATGGCTAAGCAGTTCGATGTGTACATTGAAGGCCTAAACCCTCTACTCCGTGACCTAGGGAAACTGGGGAAAGTAGCCACCAAAGAACTTCGTGCTTCTAGTCGTGTGATCGCTGACCGGCACATGGTTCCCGCATACAAGAAAGCGGCAAGAGAAGTACCATCTTGGGGTGACTACTTAGCAGAGTCGGTGCGATCTAGGAACGACCGCCTACCCTCCGTCAAGATCGGTTACCAAAAGAAAGTGTTGAGTGGTGGTG